ATAATAAAGAGATGGTAAAAGATTTTAAACTGTTATTATTGAAGTTAAGTAATACAGGACATATAGATAAAAAAGAATCTAATGAAGTTTTTAGAATGTTATTAAATTTAGGATTATAAAAAATTTAATTTTTTATATATTAATATCTAATTATTAATATATATGAAGGTAATTAAGGTAGTATTATCCCCAGCACAAAAAACAAAATTAAGAAAAGGTTTGAAGATAAGAATCAATAAAAAAAATAAACCAGTTATTGAAGGAGCAGGTATTTATATGTTAGTTAAACCAGAAAATTACAATGCTATGACAAAAACTTTTGAAGGAACAAGAGGAAGAGAATTTAAATTAGATGAAGAAGAATTAGCAATTAATGAAAATCCAGAAGGTATTCAAGATGAAGAAGTAAAAGAAGTTATTGAAGGATCAGGATTATTTTCTAGAATTAGAAGAGGATTTAAAAAATTAAAAAAGTTTTACAAAAATAAAGTAAGAGATACAAAAGCAGGAAAAGCTATCAGAGGTGCTATAAAAATAGGAACTAAAGTAGCTATCAAAAGTGCTATTGCCTCATTATCAGGAACACCATTAGCTCCTTTGATGCCAGCATTAAAACTCGCAAATATGAAATATGGAGAGAAAGGTATTGATATGGCTATCAAAAAATTAGGGCTTGGTATGCACTCAATGGTAGGAAATGGTTTAAGATTAGGTGGTGAAATGAGAACTGATGAAAACATAAAAGCACACGAAGAAGTTGAAGAATTATTAGAACAAGCACCAGATATGGAAGGTGGTAAAATGCATTATGGAATGGGTATGCACGAAGGTAGTGGCTTAACAGTAAAAAGAGGAGTCCCAAAAGTAAAAAAAGGAGGTAAAATAGAACTTAGAGATGATAAGAAATTTCCAAACTTTATTTTAGATAAACAAAATATGCTTCCAGTAAAAGGACAAGGTATTAGATTAAGAGGAGATGGTTTACACGCAGGTGGTAAAGGTTTAAGATTAGGTCAAGGTAATGAGTTGTTAGGATTAGATGAACCACCAGCAACTCACGCAATACCAAAAGCAAGAAAATTAGTAAAAACATCATTGCTTTCAGGGAAAAGTAGATAAATATTTTAGTCCTTAAAAAATACTAAAAAAAACTAAGAAAAATGTGTCCCATTTATAAATTTTATATAGGATTTAAATTAAAAAAATGGACACTTTAATTAAATTAATTATTTTTGTAGAATAATTAATTTAACGATACTTCGTAAAGCTTTGCTTAATCATTTCGTAAAATACCAACACTTAATAAATTATTTGGTAAAGTTTTATCTTTATCAAGAGTATAATATTTCATATGTTCTATTTCTTTTTTTGGTAATAAAAGACATTTTGATATACCACCTCTAGCATATTGTAATTTTCTTTCAATAATATCGTATTTTTCAAAATCTAATTTTTCAACATATTTTAAAATATCTTTTCTTTTATAAACATTAAATTCTTTAAAATTTTCAAATGCTAATAATTGTAAATCTTTTGCATAAATCCACCCAGGATTACCATAATCATTTGTTATTTCAATATAATATAAATCATTATTTAATATACCTTTTACTCTTTTTAGAGCTTTTACATCTACTGTTTTTAAATTTTGTTTTAATCTAACATAAAAATCAATATGTTTATATTTGTCTTCGTAATAACTAGAATTTGTAATTTCTTTTTTGTTCTTCAAACATAGGTATTTAAAGAGCGTTTCTGCCTTATCCCCTATTTTTTTATTATCTTTAAAATCATACATTGATGTATATATATATCTAAGAAAAAAAATTAAAATAAATCTATAGTTTTTTTTACAAAATTTTAATATAATTGTTAATTATATAATGGATGTATCCAATGTGATCAAAGAAAAAAGACCAAATTTGAATGAGAAGAGTATTAAAACATATTCTTCAATTATTAAAAATCTTATGAAAGAATTAGAATTTAAAAAAATAAAAGATTTAGATAAAACAAAACAAGTTTTAGAACACTTACAAGAAATGCCAGTAAATAAAAGAAAAACAAGATTAAGTGCTTTAACAGTTTTAACTGGAAAAGATGAGTATAGACAACAAATGTTAAAAGATATAAATAAGTTTAATGGTGATGTTAAAGAACAAAAGAAAAGTAAAAATGAAAAAGAAGCTTGGATGACACCAGAAGCTATTAATAAAATTTTTGAAAGATTAAAAAAACGAGCTTCTGTAATATATAAAAAAGAAAATAGAAGTATGAAAGAATTACAAGAAATACAAGACTTCGTACTGGTAGCATTATTTACTTTAATACCACCAAGGCGAGCAATGGACTATACAGAGATGAAAATAAAAAATATTGATACAAAAAAAGATAATTTTATCAAAAATAAAAATATGATATTTAATATTTATAAAACTAGTAAAAATAAAGGTGTTGATATAATTGAAATACCAAAACAGTTAAAGTTAATTTTGAATAAATGGATAAAAGTAAATCCAACTGAACATTTATTATTTGATTCAAAGAAGAATAAATTAACATCAGTTAAAGTAAATCAAAGATTTAATAAAATAATGGAAAAACCTAATTTTAGTGTAAATATGTTTAGACATATCTTTTTGACTGATAAGTATAAAGATACAATGAAAGAGATGAAAGAAATGGAAGAAGATTTAAAAGATATGGGTTCATCAATAAAACAAGCTACAACTTATGTAAAATTAGATAACTAAATCTATACTTATAAAAACTACTTAAAGAAATATTAATAATATATATTAGAAAAAAATGGATATTCAAAAATTTACTCAAATGTGTGATACACTAAAAATTTCTGGAAAATGTAATGAAAAATATATTAAAAAATTATGGGAAAAAAGTATTTATAGATGTGATAAGCAAAGTGAATTACTTATTCAACAAGTATTATATAATAGATTTTGTGAATTAAAAAAAGCAAAAAAAAAAAATCTTGATGAATTTCATTCAATTATTAATTATTTTATAAAATGTGAAAAAAAACAAAATTTACTTATTGATTTTCAATATAAAACTTTTATATTAGATATAGATTTAAAAAAAAATAAATAAATAAATAAATTAATGAATAAATAAATATTTTATAATAATTAAATATTTATTTAGACTACATTACCTTCATAAGAGTATTTTTCTCTTAATCCTAATAAAATGGTAATTTCACCATCTTCAATAGTTAAAGGTTGTAAAGTATCTTTATTTAATAATCTAATTCTAAGATTATTATAAACTCCATCTTTAATTTTGTTAAATGCATACTCAGGTGGTTCAACATAAATTAAACTTCCTACACCAACATTAGGCACAATAGCATAGATGATACCAGAAGGATTACCAAATGGGTTATCAATAATATTACATTCAACTAAAACGCTACTATTAGGATTAACATTAGGAGCTTGTGTAGAATTAAATTGTAAAGTAGTTCCAACACCAGAACTTAATCCAGTCTCAAAAGTAGCACTATATCCAACAATTTCATTGAATTTTGCTTGCATTCTAATATTTGGATTGTAAGTAGCAGTTGGGTAGCCTACCCAGTTGGATGGCTGTGTGAAACCAGATGGTAAAGAAGTAGGAACAGCATAAGTAATAATATCAACAGAGTTTCGCACTGTATTAACTAAAAATTCTCCATAATAAACATTATCACCATCTGCATTTACTAAATATAACCCAAGATCAATAAAATCAAATTGTAAAGCTTTGTTAATATCACTTACTTCATATAAACCTTGATCAAGTGTTAAAGTTCTTGTAAGAGTAGATCCTCCTACTACATATTGATATGAAAAAGTTCTATTCCCTAATTCATCAGAAATATTGAACCAAGTATAATATAATGAAGCACTAATAAGAGCTAATTCCATATTTTTAAAATTGATAGAGTTAGGGAATTGATATTCAAATGTTGAGTTTTTATTAGTATCAGTTATATTATCACTTTTTAAGATAATTGTATTAACCATATATATTTATATTATAAATTAAAATTTACAAAAAAAATTAAATTTTTATATTAATAAATATAAAATATCAATTATATATATAATGCCACAAGTAGGAAAAGATAAAACTACATTAGAATTACAAAGACAAAGATATTTAGAAGATTTGGAACAAAAAACTAAAAATAGAGCATATTTTAAAAAAGCTAAAACTCATCTTAAAGATACTGGAACTAGTTTATTACAAGGAAGAGAAACTAAATCTACCTTAGAAAATTTATTAGATGCAAGTAAAAGAGATGAGAATATAGAAAAACTAGCTGTTAAAGATTTAGGAGCTACACCAGGACAAGTTAAACCTTTTATTCAATCTTTAGATGATACTTTAAAAGAATTTTTGTTAAATAGATTTGAAGGGTTCAAAAAAGTATTTAAAGACAATTTTACTATACCAAGCTCTCAAAATCTAAAGAGTGCATTTGAAATTTTTAATAGACAAGAAATAGAAAGATTAAAAGATATTGATGTGCCAACACCTGCTATTGTAAAAGATTACTTAATGACATTAGATGAAGGAACTTTACAACGAATAGGTTTAAGAATACTTGACTCAGTTAATAGATTTGATGCTAGAAGAAAACAAGATTTTCTTCAAAATATAAGAAATGCTGGCACACAAGAAGCAAAAGTTGATATAGTAATGGTATTAATAAGAAATTTAATTACACAAGCACCTAGTGAAATAGAAGGATATACCTCTTTATCTTTAATTTTTGATAATCTTGGATTAAGAGATGCACCTAGACCTAAATTAGTAAAAACAAGAAATGCAACACCATCTTCTACTATTAATGTTCCTATTACACCAGCACCAGCACCAGCACCAGCACCAGCACCAGCACCACAAACAATAATGGGAGTAGAGAGATTTAAAACACTTTCTACAATGAGTATTGCTGATTTAAGAGACCTTGCTAGAGCATATAGAGATTTTTATAATAATAAAACACCTGCACAAAGACAACAAGAAAATTTAAGACCTAGAATAACCAATATATCCAATAGAGACAAAGATTTTTTAATAAAAGCACTTATAATAAGAGGTTATGATACCAGAAATAATACATTTGATGTAGGACAAATGAGTCCTTTAGATCCTTATGTAGCAGGAACTGAACCATTGGGAGATAATGAAATTACTACTATGATTGATCATATGAATACAAATTATGATGATATATATAATAATCCAACATTGAAAGTAGGAGTTAATCCAGTTGCTATGCAAGGTATTGAAGGTTTTGGTATGGTGAAAATTTATAAATTAGGAAAATAAAAATTAATTTTTTAAAAATAAAATCTTTTGTATATTATATGGTATTAATTGTTAATAGTAAAAACATTGGATTGTCTAAAGCAAACACTAAACCAGTTTTAACACAAAGAAGAATAGAAGAAATTAAAAAAACTGCTTTTGAGAAAAACTTAGAAAAGAAGATTCAAGGAGAAGGATTCAAAGAATTAACTGATAAATTGAAAAATATGAATGTTAAAGATAGTATGAAAAATATTAGAATTACATTTTAAGTGTCCAATTTCTTAATTTAAATCCTATAAATTATTTATTTTTGGACACATTTTTGGACATTTTTTTTAGTATAATAATAATACTAAAAAAAATTAACTTAATTATATAGTTTTTAAAAGTTAAAAAACATATGCTTCTAAAAATATAAAAAAATATATTAAAAAAAATATATCTAGTAAATATATAAAAATGAGTAGCGATTTAGTTGTCTATAATCAATCAATTGAGGAAAAACCAGTCTCTTCTGTTATGACAGATAAAAAATGGTTAAATGTTTTGGATCAAAATAATGGTTCATATTCATCAGGACAATCAACCTTAGAAACCACATCTCTTTCTACTGCTGATAGATTTATGAATTACAGAGAAGCTTACCTTGCTGTCCCAGTTTTACTTACAGTTGGTAATAATACTAATGCTAATAATGCTGGTATGGCTAATGCTACTAACAAATCTAAACTTGTTGGTTTAAAGAACTCATATACCACCCTTATCCATTCTATGAGTTGCGACTTAAATGGCACAAATATTATTCAATCTACACCATTTTCTGAATTTTATAATGCATTTAATTTAATGACTTGTTTATCTTTTGATGATATTAAATCTCAAGGTTCTTCTATTGGTTTCTACCCAGATGATGCATTAAGTGCTATTTCTTCTACTGCTGATGCACCAGAAGGAACTGCTGGATCTACTGTAAATAATCAAGATTTAATCACCCCAGGATCTGAATCAATTGCTGTTTTGGGACACATTGGTAATAAAGGATTTTCAGAAAGATTAAAATACATCAACTACGATGCTACTGGAAAAATTAATGGTGCTGCTGCAGAAGTTGCTCAAAGTGCATTTTTAACTACTGCAAATGCAAATACCTTATATAAATCTCAAGTCTTCACTTTGGTAGCAGGAGGAGGTGCTGCTAGCCCAGTTGTTCAAGTTCAAGTTATGGCTATTATTAAACTTAGGCACTTGCACAACTTTTTCAATAACATCCCTTTAGCAAAAGGATTACAATTTAGATTTATCATCAACTTTAATCAAGCTACTTCTACTCTTACTAATGATTCTACTAATATTACTGCAGAAAGTTTAGTAAAATCTCAATTTGGAGGAACTAATCCTATGATGATTGCTAGTGCTAAAGCTAATAATGGTGGTGCTGGAACAATTGCTGCTGCAGGAGCTATTAGAGCTGACCTTTCTATTGGTAAAACTTGTTTAGATAGTGCTTTAGTTGCTTATGCTGGAACTGCATCTTCTAACTTACCTCAATCTGTATCTTTATATGTTCCTTCTTATGTTATGAATAGTTCTTTAGAAGCTTCTTATGTAAGTGCTAACTCATCTAAAAGAATTTCTTATTCTGATATTTACCAATTTAAAATAACTAATGTTAGTGCTGGTGAGACCTTCAATCAGCTTATTACTAGTGGTATTAGAGGGGTAAGAAGTGTTGTCTTGATGCCTTTCTTTCCTACTGCTTCTAATGGTGGTGATGTTGCAGAACATCAATCAGTCCAATCAGATGCTGGAGGAGGAACAACTGCTTTATTAGCCCAACTCACAGACTTCCAAGTGCAAGTAGGTGGAGTGAATCAAATTCAAACAAATGGAAGATACGAATGGGAAATTTTCAACAACTATGTATATGGTGCTAACTCAGTTAATGGTGGTTTAACTGATGGATTATCTTCATCTTTAGTTGGTCAATCTGACTGGGCTAGAAAATACTTATACTACTACATTGACTGTAATAGAGGAACTGACTTAGAAAGAGATACACCTAAATCTGTCCAAATTCAAGGAAGAAACTTAAGTGCTAAAGCTGTTGATTACTATATTTTTGTAGAATTTGAAAATAACTTTTCTATTGATGTAGGAACTGGTGCTATCCAACCTTAGATTAATATCTAACCTATATTATATGGATACACAAAAAAGAACTTATAGAAGTATAAGAGCAAAAGAACAAGCTAATAAAAAATTTCATTCTAAAAAACTTACTACTACAACTTTGACAAAAGACCCAGTTAGGCAAGCTATGACAAAAGAATTCAACAAAAAAAAAGAACAAATTTTAAAAAATGATTTAAAAAAATAATCTCTAGTATATATATAATGGAGAATCAAGCCCCCCCATCTACTATTATATATAAGTCATATACTGACGCACAAAAGAGAGCTATTTACAATTATAGACAAAAGAATAAAGAAAAGTTGAAAGAAAAAGCTAGGCAGTATGCAAAAACTTGGTATAATAAGAATAGTGATAAACATAATAAAAATTGTTTAGAAAGATATCACAAAAAAAAGAATTTAGAAAAAGTTTTAGAAATGAATAATTAAGATAATTTTATGATAATTAATTTATCATAAAAATATTTAGTTTCTTTAAATAAAATTATATACTTATAAAACTATTTAAAAAATTATTATCTAAGTATATATATATAAATGGAGTATTTTAATACTTGTTATAAAGTAAGTCCAGCTAAAGGAACTAAAAGTAATTCATTACAATCTTATAAAAAAGTATCAGAGACTACAAATTTAAAAAACAAATCAATAAAATCAATATTAAAATCATCAAATGTAGGTATTATTACTGGTAAAGTAAATAATTTATTAGTTATTGATTTGGATAGTCAAAAATCAAATTTTCATTTTCCTTTTGACTTAAATAAATTAACAAAAAAAACATATTCTCAAAAGACACCTAGTGGTGGATATCATTTATTTTATCAATATGATAAAGATATAAAACAATCTCAAAATGAAAATATAAATGTAGATACAAGAAGTGATGGAGGTTTTATTATATTTTCAGGTTCAACTTTTCAAGGTAATAAATATGAAGCATTAAATGATTTATATCCATCTAAAATACCATCAGAAATAAAAGAATTTTTACTTAATAATGGCTTTGACAAAAAAGAAAAACAAGAGTCAAAAAAAAATATATTAAGTAATATTAACTCAGATATGGTAAAACAAGATAAAAATATTTATATACCTTTCAACCACATAAAAGAAATATTAGATAATAAACCAGATGATTTTATAAATGGTTATGAAAACTTTTTTAAATTTACTTCTTGTATGAGATATTTAAACCATTATGATTTATGGAATGAGTATAGTATCACTAAACCAAATTATGATAAAAATAAAAATATTGAAATATGGAATAAATGCGATCCTAATAAATGTAATTTGAATTTTTTGGTTGATTTATATAAAAACAAAGAAAATCAGGGATATTATCAATTGAAACATTTACCTCAATTTACATTAGAGTCAACTAAAATAAATAAACAAAAATTAGGATATGATTTTATTGAAAGTAATAAAAATTATATTATTAAATCTGATACTGGCACTGGTAAAACAACATCTGTAAAACATTTTTTAAATCATAATAAAAATAATTTTATTTCGATTGTTTCAAGAATTTCATTAGGTCAAGAACAATTTTTTAATTTCAATGAAGACAATTTTTTAAAATGTGAATTTTATCAATCTAAAAACTTTTTTGAAAATGAAGATAATATTATTATTCAAATAGATTCATTACTTAAAATTAATAATAATATTGACATATCAGAATATATTATTGTTTTGGATGAATTTGAATCTATTTTAGACCATTTATTTACATCGTCAACATTAACAAATAGAAGAGTTTTAATTATGATTAAATTTATTCAAATTTTAAAACAATGTAAAAATTTCATATGTATTGATGCTGATATTACAAATAAATCAATTGATTTTATCAAAAAATTTATTAATAGAAAATATAATTTATATGAAAATGAGTATAAACATAATAAAGGTATTAATGCTTATGAAATAGAAGATGAAAATGATTTTATCCATAAATTAAAAAAACAAGATAAATTTTTATTTTGTTGTGATTCAAAAAGAGAAGCTGAAAGATTCAAAAATTTATTAAATAATGAAGATATTATTTTAATTACTGGAGATACTGATGAATATTATAATTTTGATGAACACGATAAAATTATTTATTCACCTAAAATTATTTATGGCATTGATTCATCTATGAGAAGAAATGTTTTTTGTTGGTATAAGGAGCATACTATCAATACTAAAAAAATGGTTCAACAAATAGCTAGATGTAGAAATATAAATAATTTATATTATCATTTTGAGAAAAAAGATTTTAAATATTCAGATATTACATATAATCAAGTTTTGGAAGAAAATAAAAAATTACTTGATTATGGAATGTATAATGAAAATAAAACATTAGAAACAAGTTTTAAATTAGTAGATCCAGATTTAGAAAAAAAATATTTGAAATTATATTCAAAATTTGAATATGAAGAAATATGTTATAATACAAATAAACACGCTCATTTCATAAAATTGTTGGAACAAAGAGGATTTATTTTATCAAATGAACAAGTAAAAAGAAATTTTCATATTTTACAGGAACCAAAAGTTGATATTGAATTTACAGAAGAAGATTTTAATAAATTTTTCAAAATTACTAATAATAAAAAAATATTAGATATATTAGGCTTAGATAAAAATGATAAAGTAATAAAAGATAATTTTGATTTAATAAAATCTTATACATTTGTATCTTCATATTTAGCTTGTAAATATTTCTTTTTTGAAAATAGAACAGATAAAGACTTACTAGAAAATGTTTCAACTCAAGATGAATTTATTATAAATAAAGTATCTTGTTCAAAACAAAAATTAAGATTATTATTACATTTCAAAGAACTAGTAAATGATAAAAATATTTATGAAATTAATTCAAATAATTTATTATCTCAAGAACAAATAAATAAATTTGAATATGATTATAAACTTACATTTAATAAAAAATATCAAGATTTAAAATTTAAGTTTGACAAACCAAATAATTTAAATAGTATTCAAGCTAGAATGTATAAAGATATTTTTGGAAGAAATTTTATTAATAGTTCAAAGAAACAAATTAATAATGATAGATGTCAAATATATGAAATAAACCAAGATACATTTAATAAATATAAATCATTGTATGATGCTAAAACAGAAAAGATAGAAGAAAGAAAAGAATATTACAAAGAAATAACAAAAGAGTTAGATAAAGGTATTTTCATAGATTAATTATTTTAATAAGTGTCCAATTTATTAAAATAATTACTAATATTTATTTATTTTTTAGGACACTTTTTATTCACTTTTTTTTTATTAATATATACTATTATTATATATGCCTAATAATTTTATTGTAAAAGGAGGAACTAAATTTATGTGTGGAGGATCTAATCCACAACAAGGTGGAGGTTATGGAGGTTATGGTCATTGTTTTATGAAAGGTGCAGGACATTGTATGAGAGGTGGAAGTATAAATGATCAATTAACTCAACAACAAGAAAATATAAATAATCAAGCATTTGTAAATACAACAGTCATTAGAAATATATCATTGAATAATTTTAGACCAGCAATAAATCAATTTACTAATAATCCATTATTAAGAGATGCGTTATTAAATTTGTTTAAAAGATTTACTACTGATTATTTAGAATGGTTAAATTTACCTCAAGATGTAAAACAAAATTATAATATTACAAATCTTTACTCATCATATAGACAAATTACATCTCAATTTATTAGAACTGAAGTTTTAACTTATATGGAGAATAATAATTTTCCTCAAAATTTTGGACTTCAAGATGCAGAACAAGCATATTATTTTTCAATAGGATATTTTAGATTAATGACTAATCCAATTCAAGAAGAAAATCCTAATTTTGATGCTATAGCAGGTTTAGTAAGTCCTATACAAGGATTTGAGTTTGATGACGATGATATTGTAAATTTATTACCACTTATGTCAGTTCAACAAAATGTAATTAATAATCAACAAGCAATAAATATAGGAACTGCTATGAGTCAAAATCCAGATTTTCAAGATAATATACAAGATGATGGATTGGATGATAATTTTAATCCAGGACAAGAATTACAATAATAAGTATATATATTAAATATTTTTGCAAAATATTTAATATAAGGGCGTTTTCTGAGTATATATCTTATATAATTAAGAAAATACTTAAGTATAATTAAGATTATTAGTAATTAAAACGTTTTAATTACTTAAAAACTTAATTAAACTACTTAATATTTATCTAGTATATATATATTTAAAGAAATATTATGTATAATTAAGTAATATGAAAGGAATTATATATAAAATTATTAATAAAGATTCTAATAACATATATATTGGTTCAACTAAACAAACATTAAAAGAAAGATATCATACTCATAAAACTAAAAAAAATAATTCTTATTGTTCAAGTGAAATTATAATAAATGGCTTAAATCCTTCAATTATATTATTAGAAGAAATAGAATTTATAGATAGAAAAGATTTATTAGATAAAGAAAAGTATTATATTAATTTATATTTAAGTGATAAAAATTATAAAGTAGTTAATAAAAGACCTAAACCAAATAGAACAAAAAAAGAAGCTTATGAATATCATAGAAATAAGTATAAAGATTATATGAAAGATTATGCTAAAGAATTTTATAACAATAATAAAAGTTATTTTAGTAAAAAAGTTAATTGTCCTCAATGTAATAAAGAGATGAATTACTCAAGTTTAAGTAATCATAAAAAAAGATGTAATCCATAAATATACTTAGAAAAACCCTATTACATTTTTTTAATAAAAAATATAATATTAAGTATATATAATAATATGAGTGCATATCCACCACCTACAGAGGACTTACCTATTTTTAACCCAGCAGTATTTTTTGTTGATGAAACAGGAATAACTTTAGGAGAAGCAGATGCAAGATATTTAAAATTATCAGGAGGAGTTATGACAGGAACTCTAGCAGTGCCAGCTATCACATTGAATGGAGATGATGTGGAAACAGATATTACAGCATTACAAACAAAGACTACAGATCAAAGTTTTAGTAGTTCTACAACTACATTTGCAAATAATGTAAAATCAACAGGAGGAGACATATTTGTTTCAGGAGCAAGTAAATTTATAGGAGTTGATAATGGAGTTTCTTCTATAAAAATAAAAAATAGTTCAAATTCAGGTAATATAGAAACTGTTAATCCAGACAATACTCTTCAGTTTTTGATTGGAGGTAGTAATATACTTAAAATGACAAATGCCCAAAATCTATTTTATCAACCATTAAAAGCAAATACATCAATTGACATTGGTGATGCAACAACAAGATTTAACACCATTTACGCCAGTACATTAAATTTACCTACAATTTCAGATGTAGCTTCATCTATAACTTCTAATGCAACAAATATAACGACTTTGACAACCAAGACAACTGGTATAAGTTATGATTCAGGGACTACAACAACTAATATAACTGGAAAGTTAGCAACATCAGATGATATTACTATAAACCAAAGTAATATAGAATTTTTAAGATCAGATGGAAGTGTAGCAGGTTTTATAAATTATCAAAGTGAAGGTTTAACTCTTGGAGAACAAAGAGGAGGAGATAATACATCTATTGTTTTAGGAGGAGAAGATATAGTGTTTAAAACAAATAATACGACAAGAATAACAATCGCAAAAGCAGGAACTACAACATTAACAGGAACTTTAGCATTACCAAATAATTCAGATGTTGATACACAATTAACTACTAATACTAGTAATATATCAACAAATACGAGTAATATATCAACTAATACGAGTAATATATCAACTAATACGAGTAATATATCAACTAATACAAGTAATATATCAACTAATACGAGTAATATATCAACTAATACAGGAAATATATCAACTTTAATAACTAAAACAACACAACTTTCATATGATAGTGGAAATACAGTATCTAAATTTTCATCTCAATTAGAACTTCAAGATACAGGAGATAATACAGCAGGAGAAACTGATGCAGCTCATCAGTTAAGATTAACAGTTTCAGGAGATACTGATTTTAAAACTATGACGTTAGGATACGATGGAACAGCAGATATAGGTTATATTAACGCTTCTAAAGTAGGATCTACTCAGCCAGTATGCTTACAAACACGAGGAGGTAATGTTGGCGTAGGTTTAACTAATCCATCTGAAAGATTAGATGTAGATGCTACTATAAAATGTGTAAATCTAAAAACAGCTAATCATACAGATGTAGATGGTTCATTAACTTCTATAAATACAAAATTAACAGGTGTAAGTTATTCAAGTGGAAATGATGAAACAGATATAGATACTAACTCAGGTAATTTTAAATTGTCAGTTCAAAATCAAGGAGTAAAATTAGAAGGTGATCCAGCAACAACTGGAAATGATGTTATACCTCTTCAAAGTCAAACAAAAGGAGGAAGTATAGAGATAAGAATGTTAAATAGATTAGGAACTGGTAATTCTCAAAATTATCACCTTTATACTAATAACTTTTCACGACCAAGTGGATTTTCAGTAATAGATACAAATTATAAAGCTCAAAAATTAGAGTTATTTCAACCAGATACAGGAGATAGTGATTCTACTTCAACAGCTTGCTTTTGGAGTTTTATAAAGCACAATAGTAGCACTGGTAATCCTGATACAGTTGGAACAGTAAAATTTTATTATGATGGAGATATAGAAGCTAATAATGTTTCTCATACTTCAGATAAAAGATTAAAAGAAAATATAATAGATGCTAAGAAAGAAAATTTAATATCTGATTTTGAAAAAGTAAGATTTGTTAATTATAATTTTATAGGAAAAGAAAGAAAAGAGTTGGGTGTAATTGGTCAAGAATTAAAAGAAATATATCCTTCTTTAGTTGTACAAAGGAATAATCCAAAAGAAGACAAAACTGATGATGATTTAGAAACTTATTTATCTGTTAAATATGGTGTTTTGAATATGAAAGGTTTAATGGTAATTCAAGAATTAATAAAAGAAAATAATGAACTAAAAGAAAGATTAAATAAGATTGAACAGGTATTAAATATAAATTAAATTTTTTCTATAAATAAAATATATCTAAATTATATATAAATGTCTTTATACAATCCACCATCTGAAAATTTACCTACATTTAATCCAGCAGTATTTAGCGATAATTTTACTCCTGATCAAGTAGATAGTAAAATTAAAACTCTAGAGACTGAAATGGATGCTCAACAACTTAAAACAACTAAATTGACTTACAATAGTAGCGATGATAATTCTAAATTTGGTAGTCAATTAATAATACAGGATACAGGAGATAATACAGCAGGAGAAAATGATCTAAATCATCAATTAAGATTAATAACAGGATCTGATGACAAAACAATGATGATAGGCTATGATAATAGTGCAGATATAGCTTATATCAATAGTGCTAAAACAGGAAACTTTCAACCAGTATGCTTACAAACAAGAGGAGGTAATGTTGGTATAGGTTTAACAAATCCATCTGAAAAATTAGATGTAAATGGAACTGGAAAATTCACTAATTTAAAAACAGCTAATCATACAGATGTAGATGGTTCATTAACTTCTATAAATACAAAATTAACAGGTATAAGTTATAGTTCTACAGAAGATGAAACAGATATAGATACTAACTCAGGTAATTTTAAATTGTCAATACAGAATAAAGGTGTAAAGTTAGAAGGCGACCCAGCAACAACTGATAATGATATTATACCTCTTCAAGGTCAAACAGTAGGAGGAAGTATCCAAATTAGAATGTTAAATAGGCTTGGAACTGGTAGCAGTGCAAATTATCATTTATATACTAATAACTTTCAAAGAGATGGTGCTGATGGTTTTAATATAATAAATAATTCTTTTAAAGCTCAAAAATTAGAGTTATTTCAACCAGCTATAGGTGATGCAATAGCAAGTTCAGTAGCTTGTAATTGGTCTTTTTATAATTCTACAGCAGGCAACCCTTCTACATCAGGTGATGTAAAATTTTACTATGATGGAGATATAGAAGCTAATAATGTTTCTCATAGTTCAGATAAAAGATTAAAAGAAAATATAGTAGATGCAAAAACAGATAATCTTATAAGTGATTTTCAAAAAATTAGGTTTGTAAATTATAATTATATAGGAAAAGAAAGAAAAGAATTAGGTGTAATTGGTCAAGAATTACAAGAAATATATCCTTCTTTAGTTGTAGAAAGAAAAAATGCTAGAGAAGATAGAAAAGAAGATGAATTAGAATATTATTTATCTGTTAAATATGGAGTAATGAATATAAAAGGACTGATGGTAGTGCAAGAATTAATAAAAAAAGTAGAATCACTAGAACAAAGAATCAAAGAACTTGAAAAATAAATAAACAATTTTATACTAAAAAAAAATGATTAAATTATTTTAGTATAAAAAAAAATCTATAATAATATATATGTTGAATAACTTTCAAATGTTGGAACTAGCCCCAAAAATGGGAATACCACTCAAAGGAGTATATTTCAAAGATGAACTTAAACTAGATGATTTAGAAGTAGGAAAATCTTATGTGATCAATTTATCAGATGAAAAAGATGAAGATGGAGATCAAAATCTAGGAACTCACTGGGTCGCCTTACATATTGGTAAATTAGATGGGAAAATATTTCCTATGTATTTTGATAGCTATGGTATAGGTGCTCCAGAAGATATAAGTAATTTAGTTGAGAAAAGATTTAAGAAGAAAATAGGTCATACAACAAAAAATGTCCAATCAATTGTTTCAGATGCTTGTGGATGGTTTGTAATGGCATATTTACATTTCATTAATAAATTTTATAATAGAACAGGTAATATTTTGATGGATACTGCACTATTTTTGGATTTATTTGAAGATCTAGATAAATCTACTGATTGGAAGAAGAATGAATTTATTTTAAAATTATTCTTTCAAGAACCAGGAAAAAAGGCTAAAGGTTTGGATAAAATATTTGAAGATATGACACCAGATGATATTACAAAAAATGATGATAAAATTACTATACCTATAGAAGATGTAGATTTAAGAAAATAAGTGTCCAAAAATAAATTATTATTAGGATTTAAATTTAAAAATTAATCACTAAATAATAAATTCTAAATTTATTATATAATGGGAAATAAATGCACAAAAGAATGTATTAATGATACAAATAAATTTATTATTGATTCGTTTAATAATGAAGAATTAATGAATATTACACTTGATGTATTAGAATATTTAGCAAAACAAACAGATAATGAAATAGATGACTTAGTTGTAGAATTTATTAGAAAAAAATTAAATAAATAAAATATCTTAATTATAGTATATGTTTTGTTATAACATTCATCTTTTGAATAAACATTTTTTATTTTGTATATTACAATTTTTACAAGGTATAGCTAGCACTGTTTCATTGGTTATGTCAGGATACTCTCTGGCATACGCAATAGGAGAGACTTGGCAATGGGAACACATAATTATAGTAGCTTGTATAGGAACTACAATTATATGTAATTCAATCAAAGATGCACTTATCGCTAATCCAGAAGTATTAATGAATCAAAAAGAATTAGATGAAAAGAAAAAGAAAGAAAAAGAAAAAGAACAACATCCTACCTATATTGATATTTAAGTTTTTTTAAATTTTAATCTATATTAATTATATATGTTAATAGTATTAGGTGAAGGTTCAAAAGGACAATATAAGAAAGTTGAAATTAAATATAAAGGAGAATCTCGTATGGTGCCAAAAACTTATATAGAAGGACTTAAAGGTGATGATTTAAAAAGACAAATTAAAAGTATTTTTGAAGAAGAAGATAGACCTAAGGATGTAAAATTTAAATCTAAAAGAAGCCCTTGGTGTAAACAATTTCAAAATAAATATGATACTACCATCCAAGATATGGATTTTATTGATGAAAATTTATTAAAAAAAGAAGGAGCAGAACAGATTATTGAAAAAGGAATGCAAGCATATAGGTCATCAGGATCTAGACCTAAACAAAATCCATTTAGTTGGGGAAAAGCTAGATTATGTTCTGTTTTAATGGGTGGTAAATCAAGAAAAATAGATCAAAAAATTTATGAAAAATATAGAGTTTTGAATTACAAAATAGATAAAATAGAAGAAATAAATAAAAATAAAAGATACAAAGCATTCTTTAGTGATGGTTCGACAGTGCAGTTTGGTCAAACTAATCCAAAAAGAGGAACTTTTATTGATACAAAAGACAAGAAACTCAAAGAAAATTATATAGCTAGACACGAATCTGATTTAGATACATTAGATCCAAAAAGAGCAGGATATCTTTCAATGTATATACTATGGAATAAACCAACATTAAATGCGTCTATTAAGGATTTTAACAAAAGACTGAAAAATAATGATTTTAGTCTTCCAGAAGTTTGAGGTTGTAAAAAATCACTATAATCTTTATAATTTTACAGCGAACCAAAGGTTCTTTAAATATAATTTCTTTAAATAGTATATGAACTCGCTAACTTGGAATAGTCAATTAGTCGATAGTGTAATTAACGCATCCATAACTGGTATGTATTTAAGATTTTATGAACAACATAGAATAGAAAAAGAGAATAAACAGTATTTTTTGAAATTAAAGTATGCAGATAAAGGGCGTAAAGTGAAAAAATTAATTATATAATTGGACAGTATATAGAAAGTGTCCAATTTATTAAAATGATTCCTATATAAAATTTATTTTTGGGACAATTTTTTAGTAAAAAAATAATACTAAAAAATGTTTAGAAATAATTTATATATTCTTTATTATATATATGCCTAAAATAAATAAACAAGTTAAAATTTATTTTATTAAGAATACTTTAAAAAATGCTTTAAATATTGATATTAAGAATCTTAATAAGAAAAATGTTGAAGAAATTGATAAGATTATCTTTGATTTTAAGATACCTATCTCGCACCTAATTTTAATAAACGAAATGATTACTAAAATAGCGTGAGTTATTTAAAATTAATTACTAAATCTTTTTTTGAATACTCTGTTTTTGAGTTATCGTATACTGGAGACATTATTCTTTTTGGATCTAATTTTTTGTTTTTATGGTAATCTCTATAATACGCACATATTTTTTCTTTGTTTCTAGCATAATAATCTCTATTATAATCTCTAATCCTATCTTTATTACTAAAACTATATTTTTTATCGTATTTTTTTTTTTCATCTTTTCTATCTATTAATTTTTGTATTTGTAATAATTGTTTTGAAACTAAAATGATTTTGTCCATTATATAATAATAATATTTTTATTTAATCAAAATAGACAATAAGAGGATTATTACCTTTTGGTTTATAATCAGGAACTGTAGGATTTTTTAAAGTATAATTAGATGTTTTTTTTATTAATCTTCTTTTTTTTTGATTTTCATTTATTCTTTTTCTATTATAATAATCTTTGTAATATTGAGTAATCATATCTTTATTCTTTTGATAATAATCTTTTTGATAAGCTAATTTATACTCCCTATGTTCATAATAATATGCTAATTGTGGATACATATGTAATAGATAAGATATTTTATTTAATTAAGAAAATATATAAAAATTATTATCTTAATTTAATTATATGGATATAACACTTTTACAATTGTATAACCCTATGCTTAAAATGACAGTAAAATTGAGCAGAACAAGCAATAAAAAATATAAACTTTCTAAACAAATCACACCAGTAAGAAATATTTGGGTTGATGATTTATATGATAATTTAGATGAAATTAAATGTTTAATACTTAGTGAAATAATCAATGGTTTTGATATTAAAACTAATAATTTAGGTATTGACTTTATAGACGAACTTTTAGATCCTTTAAATAAAGCAATAGAAGAAGATAAAGCTAAAGAATTAGAAGAAATAAAAAAAGAAATAAAAGAAAATGTTTTAGAACTAATAGATGAAGAATCTATTGACGAAGTAGCTGTGCTTGATGAAGAATTAAGTGAATCTGTTAAAAAAGGCTTAGAGTTAGATGTTTAGTTTTTTTTAGTAATTTATTTATACTAAAAAAAATGTCCAAAAATGTGTCCAATTTCTAAATAATCATTAGGATTTAAATTAATAAATTGGACACTTTCTAATATATAATTAATTTTTGTTTTTTCTATATTCTCTAGCATACATTTTTAGTTTTTCTTTGTTATTCTCATAATATTTTTTAGTTCTTTCTATTATCTCTTCTTGTGTTCTAATAGGAAAAACTTTATTTATACATTCATTATTTTCAATATAAAACCTTTCTTTTTGTAATAATTCAAATTTTTCATTAAATTCTACTTTTTCAACAACATTATAAGAATAATCATTATTTTTTAATATATCAAAAGACTTTCTAAAATGTCCTTTACCTTCAATATATTTTTTATATTTTGATCTATGGTTCGTCATTCTTCTAGAGACTGTTTCTATAGTAGAACCATAATAAACATTTCCATTTGTGTTATCATAAATTTTATAAATATAACCTATCATTTAAAAATATATGTTAATATATGTTTATATATGTCTATGTATCTAAAAATTCTAAGAAATTCTTTCTAAATCTTTCTTCTTTTGGAGCTTCAACATCAATTAATAACACACTAAACTTTTCTTTTGTAGCAAATTCATACATTCTTAATAAATCTTTTTTTGTAATACCTAATTCAAACTCACTCATTATTAAATTTAAATCTCTTTTACCAGATAATTTAAGAATACAAAAATAATTACAATTAGTTCTTATAACTTTTGGAATTTTAAAAAAACTTTGAGATAAATAAACCATTGATATACCTCTTTTTCTTCCTCTTATATAAAACTCATTCATTTTAGTTTGATCCTTTTCTAAAACTAAATCATCAAAAATAACAATATGTTGTTCATCTTTGTTAAAAGAATCTAATTTAGGTATATTTTGGACACCTTCTAATATCTTTACTTGTTTTTTTGTTTTTTCTTCCAAATAGTTATATAATGGTTCATCTTTATTTCTTGTAATTACTGTTATTGTGTTAAATGTCCCTTTACCAGAACTAAATTTTTGTAATAAGTTCATTATGAAATTAGTTTTACCAGAACCAGATGGTGCAACAACAACCATACGAAAAGGTAATTTATCTAACATATGTAAATGAACATTAGGATTATCTTGGTTTGATAAAAACTTTTTTATATCGCTCCTTTTGTAGTAATTTTCCATTTATATAAATATGTTATATTTTTTTTTAATATAAAAAATATAAATTAATTATATATGCCAGGAAAAAGAATATCAATATCTGAACAAGAGGGACAAACTGAAATAGATGGAGGTCTAGCATTAAAGTTAGAAAAATTTCCAGTTTCTGCTAAAAAATTACTTGATAAGGTTGGTAATGAACCAATTTTTAAAATTACAATTTTTAGAAAACCATTAGGTAGTATTCTAACAAGAACATTAAACAAACTTACAAAAGGAGCATTAGATAACTTTTTAAAAACTGCTACTTATGATAAATTCTTTCATTTAGGTGTAATTATCAATGATAAATATCTTATGGATAAACAAGACTCATTTACATTCAAAAAAGTAAATGGTAAAAAATTTTTAAAAACTAAAGGAATGCAAACATCAAATCCAACAATTAATTATGAAGGTTTAACAATCAAAAGTTTAGTTGAAAACACTAAAAAAAAAATGGGTGATTCTAAATTTTTTGGTTATCAACCATTAACTAATAATTGTCAAGATTTTATTATCGCATTATTAGATTCTATTAATGCACAATTTGATAGAGATTTCGTTAAACAAAAAGTTGAACAACTAGCAAAAACAGTGCCTACTTGGAAACAAAAAATAGCAGAGTTTTTAGTGGCTATACCTAGAACTGCAAAAAGAGTAAAAGTCGCAAAAGGAATAGATGCTAATGAAGAAAAAATGTTAGAAGCACACGAACCTCAACATAGTGCTAGACATATGAGAAAAATGAGAGAATTGATGGAGATGGGTGTCTCATTTGAAAAAGCACATAAAGATGCTACAAAAATGGTAGGTATGGGTGCAATACCAAAACCAAAAGTGATGAAAGAAAAAGTTATTAAGTTTGCTAAAAAAGAAGTAGCTAAAGCTAAACCAACTATTGAAAAAGTAAAAGTAAAAGCAAAAAAAGAAGGTATTATTGGTAGAAGTGTGCATATAATGTAAAATTGTGTAATTTGTAAAAAAAATAAAGTATAATATATATGAAAGATATTATAGGTAGAAGTGTTGAAATAAAACCTAATAATTATTCAAAAAAAGAAAAAGAAAAAATAACAAATAATTTTTTTGATGAAATAAGTCTTGATGAAGCAGAAAAAGAATTTTTCCAATTAAGAAAATCAATGTGTGATATTGAAAAAAATTTTAAACCATTAAGTAGAATTGGAAATAAAACTGTTAATTATTTTACAAGAGTTGAAAGATTTGATACAATAGGTAAAAAGAAAATAAATTTTTATGATTTTTTATATAATAAAAATGAATTTTTAAAAAAAAAATATGTTCAAAATCTTATAAAATATTATGATGGTGATGAAAGAATAGGATTAATTAAAGTTTTTAATTTATATTTTGGATCTATATATATATTTAAACCTTTGATAGCAATGCAAGTTTATTGTTTATTTAAACCAACATCAATACTAGATTTTACTGCTGGTTGGGGTGGTAGATTAATAGGTGCTTCAGTTTTGAATATTGACAAGTATACAGGAATTGATTTGAATAAAGATGTTGAACCAAAATATAAAAAAATGATAAAATTTTTAAAAGATAAGTCAAAAACAAAAATAAAAATGATTTTCAAAGATGCTTTAAAAGTTGATTATTCTAAAATAGACTATGATTTAGTTTTAACAAGTCCTCCATATTTTAATACTGAAATTTACAAAGGAACGATAATTAGATCAGAAGAAGGATGGATAAAAGATTTTTATGAACCTTTATTTACAAAAACTTTTAAACATTTAAAAAAAAATGGATGGTATTGTTTAAATATACCAGATGATATTTATGAAAGAGTAGCAAAGCCAATGTTTGGAAAGCCAAATAAAATTATTGATTTACCAAAAGTATTAAGAGGTTATAACATTAAATATACAGAAAAAATTTATTGTTGGAATAAAAAATAATCTCTAGTAATAATATATGCCAGAACATCTAAAAAAATGGTTAGAAACAGTTAAAAAAGTAAGAAAAGAGAATCCAAATTTAACATATAAACAGGCTTTAATTGAAGCAAAAAAGATTTATAAAAAAAAATAATTAAATTATTTTAGTAAAAAATAATATCTAAATTATTATATATGAATTACATTGATACAGATAAAAAAGTTGATAATTTTCAATCTACTTATGTAAATAAAATAGACCCAATGAACAAATTTTTACCATTTGGTAAATATCAAATAGATTTAAAAAAGTTAAAAGGTGGTAAATTACAATTTAGATCTAAAAAAGGTTATTTTGTTAAAGGATTAGAGAACAAAAACCTTACTCCAAATATGAAAATTATAATAGATAAGTTTATTAGTGGTAGAAATATTGAATATGAAGATGTAAATAGATTAAATGATAATGAAAAAAATTATTTATCTCAAATAGCAGAAAAGTGTAGTATTGATGATAGATTGAAAATACCTTCTCCTAAATTAACAGAAATACAATCAGATATAAATAAGTTTAATATTTTAAGAGGTCAATTAATGGCAGGTAATGATAATAAAGAGATGGTAAAAGATTTTAAACTGTTATTATTGAAGTTAAGTAATACAGGACATATAGATAAAAAAGAATCTAATGAAGTTTTTAGAATGTTATTAAATTTAGGATTATAAAAAA